GGGTTGAGTTGGCACAACTGCTCACGACTGTGTATATATGTCGGCGTTGATTTGTTGATGGGTATTACTCGGCTTTGCTTGATCTTGAGTTGCTTGGTTGCCTCGATGTCACCGCATGGTGCACAAGTATGCTTTAGCCCATGTGTGGTCTGGTGATCGAAACGACCTTGGGTAATACGGAATTGGTGGCACTTGGCGCACAGGTAGTGCGTGAAGACTGGGTGGTCTCGGTTGCTACTTGGTTGCATGGACATCTCCTAGGTTAGTTAACAAATCGACACTATTGTCGGAATGTTTTGCTACTGAAACAAACATAGATATATTTTTACTGTACTTCGTACAGTATACCACATAAACCGTACAATGTCAAGTTTATGTTGGGTTTAGTGGGAGTTTGTTAGCTGGATCATATAGTGTTCGGGACAATGTTCTGCAAATGTTCTGTGTTACGGAACATTATAAAACCAGCTAAGTCGTTGATTTCTCTCTCTTATTTTATTTATATTAGTATAATGTTCTAATGTTCGTAATGTTCCGTGGTTTAATTTGCTAGTTACGACGTCCGCCATCATGTGTTGCAGTGCACCATGTGTAGGGGGTCTTTCAGGCGAAGTAAAATAAAAATACCCAAAGTAATTTACAGAACATTCGAACATTACGAACATTGCTTAATAATCAACGACTTAGCACAGAACATTACACGGAACATTGGCGGAACATTTCGACAACCCTGTCGATAAGTTAGTGCTTGACAGCCGAAAAACTATGTGTTACTCTGCGTATACGCAGAGCCGATTAAGGGGAATTCCCGAAAGGCTCCCACGTTGCTACAATGACAGTTCCTTATTGATTTAAGGAACTACGAGGTTAAGACGAAAAAAAAGCCACCCGAAGGTGGCTTGGTTAAATTAGGGGCAAACTGCGCCCCCATAAAATTACTTAGCTTGCATTACTAGCGAAGGAAGCATATTTGAGATTTCATTAAGCAGATCAAGATCAGAACACAACTTGATTTGTTTAGCGATCAACTCCCGAGCCGATTTAATTTCCGACTCAAACCCCTTGTTAGCTTCAACTGTCCGAGCTTTGATTTCAGCTTTAACTGCGCTTGCTTTGGAAAAATTATCAGCCGCTTTGTAAGCCGCTAATTTTTCTTCTAGCTGAGAATCCAGCATAGCCGACAACTCAGCTTTTTCTTTAGCCCGCTTTTCCGACATAGCAACCGCCGCTTTTAAAGGTGCGCTTGGCTTTTTAACGTCAGGCATTTCACGAGTAACACGCTTAACCTGACGTTCCCAAGATTTCTGAGCAGATTCCTCAGAAGCATGAGGATTAAACGCCATGAACTTCCGCAACCAAACACCACGAACAACGCCCCACTTAGCGTAGGTACAAGGTACGCCAGCATCAGGCATTAGAACCCGACCCAACATCAGCGCCGACTTAGTTACTAATTCCTCGCCGTCACCAATGGTAGCCTCGCCGTCGCTGAACAATTCGACAACTTTGTCGATTTGTTGAGCTTCGCTGATTTGTAAAACATACTCAGCTTTAGGTGCTTCAACCATTTGGATAACAACTTGATTTGCTTCTACTGCATTTGGCTTGTTTGCCATGATGACATCTCCATACAACATATTGCAAAGACAGGGCTATGTTGTCTTACCCCATAATTAAAGTATACATGAATCAACAGGAAAGAGTAGGATTTTTACAGGATTCTACCACGCAATCCCACAAGCAATATCGGGCAGACTTCGCTAAATCAAAATGGCAAAAGGGCAAAAATAAAAATCGATTCTTTCTGCATACTCTGTGGTCTATCAGATAACTGTGATAGGCAGGGCAAAAAATTCTGTCATTGGTCTACCCCACGGGAGTGGCACCCCCATAATGGGTAGTCGATGTAACTAAGCCGAAGATTACACAGTGTTTTGCACAGTCGATCAGGTCATATTAAATTTCATTTAAATACCCCCCACCCCCTATATATTTCTAGGTTATCTTATGTTGCACTGCAATATAGAAAGGCCCCCCGTCACTTTTTATTTGGGACTCCACCCCGGTATATATTTCTTAAGAATAATGTGCGAATAAGTTACGCAACAATGTGTAGACACCTTTAATTTTGTCTAGTACACTCCCTCTAACTAAACCTCACAAACCGGGTTTTATGCAAATACCCATCGAGCCAAATCTCGATATACCAATGCCCAGCGCTGCTTACCCAGAGCGGGGTGCAACTTTCGAAGAGCGAGCTAAGATCGCAGGGAACACTGCGCTTCTATTAAGTGAACTTGGCATGGAAGAGGGCATAACCCCCGAAGAAGCTGCTAGAGCTAAAGAAATGTTTGCCAAGATCAAGCCTGGCGAAGAAAAGAACAGCCTTCCAGCGAAAGAAGAAGTAGATTTATACCAGCCAGCGGTAGCTTTAAAACTTGGTTACTATATAAATGAGTACGAAAAGCAAGTAATTGAGGACAAAATCCAAGTCCGTACGGTGGTAATGAACCGTTTAATGGAAATTTCGCAGGACGAAGACAACAAAGTAGCCCTAAAAGCGCTTGAATTGCTTGGAAAAGCCTCAGATCTGTTTACAGACCGCTCAGAAATCACTATTACGCATAAGACTAGCGATGAATTGAAGCAAGTTCTTAAAGAACGCATCAAATTATTGATGCAAACCCCCGGCAAAACACAAGAAACCACTGTTGAGAAGCGTTTAAAGCTAATAGACAGCGAAGGTAACGTAGTAGAAGAAGCCAATGAATAAATTAGTTGGGCTAACTAAAGAGGAATTGCAATATCTTTATAACAATTTAGATACTCTAACGAATTCACAGCTCAGGGCCCTTGATAAAGAGACAGAAGCTGCTGAAGAAGTGATAAATAGAGAGAATTGCCAAGAAAACTTCATGGATTTTGTTCACAAAGTGTGGCCTAACTTTATTGACGGTGAGCACCACCAAGAAATGGCTGCAGCATTTGAAAAGGTAGCCAATGGTAAATGCAAACGCCTTATTATTAACATGCCGCCTCGCCATACGAAGAGTGAGTTTGCTTCTTACCTATTACCTGCTTGGTTTTTGGGTAAGTTTCCAGAGAAAAAAATTATTGAGACAGCCCATACTGCGGAGCTTGCTGTTGGATTTGGACGCAAAGTCAGAAACCTTGTCGATTCCGACATATATAAGTCAATATTCCCAGGTGTTGGACTGCAGTCTGATAGCAAGGCAGCGGGCCGGTGGGCGACTAACCAAGGTGGAGACTATTTTGCTATCGGTGTTGGCGGGGCTGTCACGGGTAAGGGGGCAGACATCCTTATTATCGACGACCCCCACTCAGAACAAGAGGCTGCGCTAAGCGAGAGTAACCCAGAGGTGTACGATAAAACGTACGAGTGGTATACGTCTGGACCACGTCAGCGGCTACAACCGGGGGGCTCGATTATTATAGTTATGACCCGGTGGTCAAAGAAAGACTTGACCGGACAGGTAGTAAAGAGCGCACTGCAACGCAGCGGGGAGCAATGGGAGGTTATTGAGTTTCCTGCGATATTGCCAGATGGCTTGCCGTTATGGCCCGAGTTCTGGAAGCTTGAGGAGTTACAAGCGCTCAAGCAAGAATTGCCTAATGGTAAGTGGATGGCTCAGTATATGCAGCAGCCAACCTCGGATGTTAGCGCTATTATTAAACGAGAGTGGTGGAAGAAGTGGGACCACGAAGACCCGCCCATGTGTGAGTTTATGATCCAGTCTTGGGACACGGCGTTTCTTAAAACAGAGCGAAGCGACTACTGTGCTTGCACAACTTGGGGTGTATTTTATCAAGAGAACAACGTGGGGCTTATGGTGCCAAACCTTATACTGCTCAACAGTTTTAAGGAGCGGATGGAGTTCCCAGAGCTAAAGCAAAAGGCCATGGAGCAGTACAAAAAATGGGAGCCAGACTCTTTAATTGTTGAAGCAAAAGCTTCGGGGGCTCCCCTTGTTTTTGAATTACGGGCGATGGGTGTTCCTGTACAAGAATATGTTCCAAGCAAAGGTAGTGATAAAATTGCCAGATTAAATGCAGTTGCTGATATATTTGCATCTGGGAGAGTGTGGGTTCCAAATACTCACTGGGCCGACGAGCTTGTAGAAGAAGTTGCGTCGTTTCCCTCGGGGGAGCATGATGACTTGGTGGACTCGATGACTCAGGCGATGTTACGGTTTAGGCGGGGTGGCTTCATTAATTTAGATACTGATGAACAAGACGAGCCACGTGGATTTAAAAGCAGCAGAAATGCTGGTTACTATAATGTATAGGTAAATTATGGCCATTGAAAAAGGTTTATACGCAGCCCCATTAGGGATTGACGACGCAGCGGAGCAAGAAGACGCTGGGTTAGATATTACTATTGAGGATCCAGAAGCAGTAGAGATTGGCGTTGATGGCAAACCCATTTTAAGAATAGAAAAAAGCAAAGACGAAGAAGGGTTTGACGATAACCTTGCTGAGTATATGAATGATAGTGAGCTTTCACAGCTTGCTAGTGATTTAACTAGTGATTTTGATGATGATATTTCTTCACGCAAAGACTGGATGCAAACTTATGTAGATGGTATTCAGCTACTAGGTATGAAAATTGAAGAGCGCATGGAGCCATGGCCCGGTGCTTGTGGTGTGTACCACCCACTATTAAGTGAGACATTAGTTCGTTTTCAATCTGAAACAATTATGGAAACCTTCCCAGCGCAAGGCCCAGTTAAGACTCAGATTATTGGCAAAGAAACCCAAGAGAAAAAAGATTCCGCAGTTCGTGTCCAAGATGATATGAACTATGAGTTAACTGATGTAATGAAAGAATTCCGGCCTGAGCACGAGCGTATGTTATGGGGTTTAGGTTTATC